TACTTTATTATATTTATTTACTGTTATATTTTTATCTACTGATTCTTTTAATCGTCCCATAAAAGCACCGTGAGTAGATGGGTTAGAAACAAAATCCCAACATATTAATTCAAAATCATCTTGGACTTCAACAACACCTTCGTTACGAAGCTCTTTTACACTTCCTAATCCTCTACTAGATATACCTAATGTAATACCTTCTTTAAAAAGAGCTTTTAATATTTTACCTGATGGTGTATCTAAAACTTGCACAGTTCCTTTTAAATCATCACCATCCCACCATATTTTTAATACATTATGAGATACATTATTCAAATTAACTACACTTGATTCAGGATGATCTAATTCACCAAGAGCTCTGTTTTGATCTATATATTCTTGTTGATACCTTTGACATTCACGCATTAATATATTTTTAGGATAAACTCTACCGTTTTGATTTTTAGCTCCTGCTCTTTGTAAAACGCCTTGTACTATAAACGCTCCTGGAATTCCATATTTTTTACCATGAGATTCATTAAGTGAACCAATTGGATTAAATTGCATGTATTCTACTAGTAATGGTTTTGACATTTTATTCTCCCAATGATCTAACTCGCTCCGAGATTTTAATTAATCGTTCTGAAATCTTATTAAGTGCATTTTTTGTTCCTGCAGTAAATCCAGAATTAGATATTCCTGATTCTGTTTTTAAACGACTAGTATGTCTAATAGTTTCTTCGATTGATTTTAATTGTTTAGCTACTTCTCGTATAGAACGATTAACTGTTTGTTTGGGACTAGACTTACCATTTCCTAAAGAAAATTGTTTATATCCTTCTATAAGTTTTTCATACTTGCGATCCATTGCTTCTGCAACACCTGGATATTTCATTTTCTTTTTTTCTTTTTTAGAAAATGCATACGGAGTGCTATATACTTCACCACCACCAGTTACTGATATTTCTTCTAGTTCTTTTTCTTCTCGAACTTTTTTAAGTGCGTCTTCTTTAGACATACCCGATGCCATCATTCTTGCAATTTTAACATCATCAAAATCATTATCGCCGTCTTCATCTTGATCAACAGCTTCATTTTGTTCTTTATCTTTAACAGCTTGTTTAAAAGTTTCTTTTTTATTACCGTCACCATCTACATCTAAAAAATCTGGTTTTGCTGCTTTTTCATCTAACGATTGAAAGCTTTCTTCTATTTGTTTTAAGAATGATTTCATTTATGTACCCTATTTAATTCGTCTATTAAATCCATATAACGCATTAAAGACACTACATGAGATTCTTTTAATCTTTTCATAGTTTCAACATTACAAAGCATTTCAGAAAGTCTTTGAACTTTTATTTGTGTTACTTTTTCATCTATATGCTTTGAGTGTTCTGCTAATCGTTTTTTTAACGTTGGTATTACTTTAGAAACATATTCACGTAATGCTTCAGTATCATTAACATTAGTAATATATTTATTTAATAATTTTTTTTGTGATTCTGATAATACTGAGTATTTATCGTTGAATTTATCAATCATTAATTTATATGTTAATAATCTTGTATCTTTTTCTTGTTTAGAAAATTCTTGAAGAACTTTGTCTTTTACTAAAATTTTCTTTTCTGTTATTAATGTATGTTCTAATATTGCATTTTTACATTCCATTAATCGTTTAGGATTATCAGAATCTTTATATTCAAATAACATGTATATTGAAGCTAATGCTTTATAATTATTAATATGTATTTTTGATACACGTTCAAATATAAAATTATCAGAAATTTCTTTAACTAAATTATATCGTTGTCTTTTTAATACACTTTGGTTTAAACGATTATATGATTCTCTTAGAGTTCTAATATAATCTAAAGCTCGAGCTTCTGATTTATGTTGCTCTTTAATTAATGAATTATATAATTGTAATTCTTTAGTTAACTCTGTATTTTTTCCGAAATACTTTTTAATAATATCAATTGTTACCGTTTTATCTGAAGACATAGTTTCAGATGTTAGTTTTCTTACGAGCATCTCGAAAAGTATACCGGTATTCTTATATTTTGAATGTTTTAATTTTTTCATACTGCGACCAGTAGTTTACTTTATTAATAAATATAGACAAATCTATAAAATATTATCTTCATCTAACATTGTACCTAAATCAGTATCTTTTGATTCTGAATTCATGGTTTCTGTTATAATTTTTTGTCCTTTTTGTTTTTTAAAATAATTTAAAATATTTTGTGCTTCTGATGTTATTGAACTTTTTCTTTGACGAACAGTAGGTTGAAATGCTGCTTTCATATTTTCTGGATCAAATTCCTGATCAATAGTTTTCTTACCCGTTGGATCCCATCCAAACGCATTTGCATGTTGACCAGATTTAATTCCTTCTTTTGGTCGGCCTCCAGGATCTTTTTCTTCTACTTCATCAGAACTCATATGCATTGAAGCTAAATCATGAGGTGTACCATATGATACGCCAGTAATAGTAGGATCATTACCTTCTTGTTCTATTTGATTTTGTCGGAATCTTAATTTTAAATCTTCTACTACATTAGTTCTTTCTTGTAACCATTGTTCTTCGGTCATATTAAATATGAATTCATATATATATTTATCAGATACTAACTTACTGTCTTTCATAGTATTAGCAAGTTGAATTTTTTCATTCATTAAAGCAACTTTTTGTTGATCATATATGATAGATGGTGATGTTAAAGATAAATCAAAATTAATTAAATCCTCGCCTTCATATCCTTGTGATGCTAAATGTACTATTGCAATTTTATAAAGCTCTGAAATTATAATTTTTTGTATTCTTTCTATAGTCCTAGCAAAACGAATATCCATAGAAGCTAATGTAGTTTTTCCTTCAACACCTTCACTATAACCTAAAAATGGTTTTGGTATCTTAAGAGCAGCCATCATTTTATTCTTAACATATTCAATATCATCAGTACCAGTCCAAGTCATTCCTGGTAATGTATCTATTTGTGTAGATGATTGTCCTCCACGAACTGGTAAAAAATAATCTTCAAGCATATTGTTAAGATTAAACTTAAGATTATAATCGCCTGTTTGTTGATCGACGTGAGGAATTTTTTTCATTTTATTGATAATTTGTTCCATAAATGTATCAACTTCATTAGGTGGAATATTACCTATATCAATTTTAAATATACGTTTTTCGGGTGCACGCATTATTCTGTGAATTAACATAGCGTCTTCAAGCATTGTTAATTTTTGAAATTCTTGTCTTGCTCCTTCAAGCATTGATCTACCATATGGTAAAAAATTTGAATCTGATAATAATCGGAAATGTGCTATTTCAAAAACATCGTACCATTCTTCTGCGTGAGCAATATGTTTAAATTTTATATCATATTCGCCTGTAGTTTCGTCGTATTCCTCATATCGTTCTATTTCATAGCCAGATAATGGTCTTGCATTAATAATTCCAATTCCATCAGCAATATCTAATTTTAAAAAGAAATCACCATATTTTGTTACATTACGAATCCATGACCACATATTAAAGTCTATGTTTAATATGTCATAAAATAAATTATAAAGAATTTTTTGTAATTTTGTATCATTAGTTTTAATAGTTAATATATCTCCAAATTGATCTTCTAATGTAGATTCATCTGAATATATATCTAAAGCTGAATGAATAATTGGATCACGATCCATCATTTCGTAATCAGTATACAATTGTATACGATTTTGATGCATATAATAATTAGAGTCATAACCGCCATGGATTCCTCCAACACGGTGTCGATTTGACCCATGTAGCCTAGTATATCTATCTGCTAATTTAGTAAATGCTAAGTTACCAGCTGATTGTAACTTATTAGTGTCAATTACTCGCAGTTTATCTTTTCCTATTGCTCGCACTACTACATTAGTGCTAAATAGATTTCTCAAACGTTTTCTTAAAGAAGCCATAGAAATTCCAATTTCTTTTATTATAAATATAACTACTCAAAGATCCAAGCAAATTTTATAGTAACCAAGTTAAATCTTCGT